AAAGAATCAATTGAAGCACTCTTGGAGCAAGAGGCGCCAGTGGCGCCCATGGACCTGGAAGCGGATCTAGGCCTAGAACCTGGTGCAAATGATCTTGGCCAAGTCGACGATATGGGCCTTGAAGGCGCGCCCGTCGATGTGCCTTCTGTTATGGAACACATTCCGTTCGCGGCGACGGCTGACGATGAAGAACAAATTGAAATCCCTCTAGACAAACTTTTAGAAGAAGTGGACAACTTAAAGAAAGCATTTGTTCAAGAGGAACACGCAGCAGAAAATTCAGCACTTATGGAAGAGGACCTAGAAGACCTATACGAAGAGCTGGACGAAGACCTAGACGAAGACCTAGACGAAGACCTAGACGAAGACCTAGACGAAGAGCTGGATCTGGACGAAGATCTAATAGAGCATCTTGTGGTAGACATCCATCCTGTTAAATCAGGTTGGGCAGGCACGCCGGCGGGAGTAATAGAACTTGCCGAAGAAGAGATTTTAGCTCTAGAGCAAGATTCCGAGGTAAGAGAACAAAAAGCAGCTTTAAGAAAGGCTGTACAAGAATTAACAAGTATGAAAGAATATAAAGAAAAAGAAAAACAAGAACTTCTTTTAACTTTAGAAAAAACAAGAAACATAGCACTAAAACTTCAAAATGTTGTTGAGGTTTTAAAAGAAAAACTTGATAAAGCAAATACAACAAATGTAAAATTGCTTTATCAAAATAAAGCTTTGGATAGCGACTCCCTGAATGAGCGGCAAAAGCAAAGACTTGTCGAAGCTATTTCAAATGCTGAAAGCATCGAAGAGGCAAAAGTAATATTTGAGACACTTCAAGACACAGTGGGCAGCACCTTTAATAAATCGCAGCCAAATTCACTGAGTGAAGCAATTCAAAAGTCATCTTCGGTAATACTGTCAGCAAGGAAAAACAATCCCGAAAGACAGAAATCTAATCCAACGTTAAGTCGTTGGAAATTCCTAGCAGGAATAGACAAATAACAAAATTTATAGGAGATTAAAAAAATGTCTGTTTTACAAAAACTAACTGAAGGTATCGTCAACAGATCCCTACAGAGAGAAGGTGCTGCCCTACTAGATAAGTGGGAAGCTACTGGACTTCTTGAAGGACTAGAAAGCGATAGCAAAAGACAGGGTATGGCCCGTCTATTAGAAAACCAAGCCGCGCAGCTTCTTAGAGAAGTTTCGTCAATGGCCGCTGGTGACGTCGAGGGTTTCGCTTCCGTAGCGTTCCCCATCGTTCGTCGAGTCTTTGGTGGACTCTTGGCTAACGAACTCGTGTCGGTTCAGCCTATGAGCCTCCCCTCTGGACTCATTTTCTTCCTTGACTTCACCTCGAACATCGCTCGCGCGGGTTCTGTTAAGGATGGGTCGCTCTATGGCGGCGGCGTCGTCGGATCGGCGATCACCGGTGGTGTCACTGACATCAAAGAAACTGGTGGTGGTTTCTACAACCTCGCGAATGCGTACTCGCATGCGACCGGTTCAAGCGCTGTGACGTTTGCTACCGTGTCGGCGTTGACGTCAACTGTTATCACCAGTTTGACAGAGGCGCAGCAGAAGCTTGTGCAGTTTGATCCTGATCTGCTCAACAGAAGTGACAACGCTACTGCGGTAGTTCGGCAGTTCACGTTCGCCGCGCCTTCGAATATGAACCGAGAAGCTCTTGGCACGCTCAACTTCACGTCGTCTGTTGGCGATGATGAAATTGTACGTCGCCTTACTTCCGTTAGTGGAGACACAGTGACCGTTACTGTGCTCGCTCCTGATGGCGGTTTGAACCAGGGCGCTGCAGCTTGCGGCATGAGCTATGCTATTGCGGATAACTTCGATGCAAGTAATGCTGTTGGATCCGTTGTTGGAGCTGACAACTGGGCGCTTGAAGAGCCGACTCCAGGTACTGGTAATAAAAGTACGACCCACTCCAAGAATGAAATCGCTGAGATCGACATCAAGGTAGACAGTATTGCTGTTACCGCGATGACCAAAAAGCTCAAGGCCAAATGGTCACCGGAGCTTGGTCAAGACCTCAATGCCTATCACAACCTCGACGCCGAGGTTGAGCTTACTCAGATTCTTTCTGAGCAGGTGGCTCTTGAGATTGACCGTGAGATTATTAACGATCTTATTAAGGATGCGTCAGCTGGTACTTATTACTGGTCGCGCGCGCCTGGTCTATTCGTTAATCGCACTACGGGCGCGGAGCTTGGTGCTACGGCAGCTGCTCCGGACTTCACTGGTACGGTCAGCGAGTGGTATGAGACTCTTGTTGAAACCATTAATGACGTATCGGCTCAGATCCACAGAAAGACTCTACGCGGTGGAGCTAACTTCCTGGTGACCTCACCTGAAGTTGCTAACATCCTTGAGTTCACTGCTGGATTCCGGGCTAACGTTACTCATGATACCGATAAGGGCTCTGTCGGAGCTATCAACGTTGGATCAATGTCCAAGAAGTGGGATGTTTGGGTTGACCCTTATTTCCCTCGTAACTTGGTTCTGATTGGTCGTAAAGGTGGAAGCTTCTTAGAGAGCGGTTATGTATACGCTCCCTATGTGCCACTGCAAGTCACTCCTACTATTTTCGGTACGGAAGACTTCGTGCCGCGTAAGGGCGTAATGACTCGCTATGCGAAGAAGATGGTTCGTCCTGACATGTATGGCCTTGTGGTTGTACGCGGTCTACTTGGTGAATCTGGCGCAAGCTAAGATACCATTAGGTAGCTAAAATTAGCCCCGCCTTGAGTTTTCTCTTGGCGGGGTTTTTTATTTGGAACTTAAAAGGACTGCGCACTATTTATAATGATTGATAAGGCAGGAAGCCTTTTTAAAAGGAGAAAGCAAGCATGGCAAAGCTAGGAAGATATTCTGCGAATAGAATTAAGATCGAAGAACTAACAGCTTCAAAAACATTAGAGGTTGTTGACTGTGGAACCTTATTTTTGGTAAACCCCACTGCTGATACAACTTTAACACTTCCTTCTGCTTTCGATGCAGGCCCCGGCTGGTGGATCGACGTTATGCTTGATGAGCAGGATACATCTGACAGTGATCGCACAACTGATCAAAATGTAAATATTGCTACTTCTGATGGCACTTTCTTGACTGGTTTCCTTGGCGCAGCCGATGGCGCTGGCGCCTCGGTTGGCAATGGTACATCACATGATCATATCGTTTTTGACGATGACAATTCAAATTCCGGAGAAAGAGTAACAATTATAAGTCTTGGCGACCGTTTTGTTGCGCACGGATATATCGTCGACGCCACCGATACTAAATTCCACACGGCAGCGTTGTAATGTTGACGGTACTTAAAAGGAGAACAAAATAAGATGGCAAGATTAGGAAGATATTCTGTTAATAGAATTAAAATTGAAGAGTTGACAGCCTCAAAAACGGTAACTGTCGCTGACTGCGGAACATTGTTCGTGGTTAACCCTGCTGCTGATACAACTTTAACCCTTCCTTCTGCCGTTGCTTGTGGTAAAGGATGGTGGGTCAAGGTTATGATCGATGAAGAAGATGGAGGCACGGTAGATAACGATGTAAACATTGCTATTTCTGATGGCACTTCCTTTACTGGTGTGCTCAGCACATCTGACGGCAGCGGAGCTTCAGTCGGAACGGGCGCAACCGGTACAGCCCATAGTCATATTGTATTTGATGCGGGGACGTCGACTTCGGGCGAAATGGTAAGAGTCGTTTGTCTTGGTGACCGCTTTGTCGCTCATGGACTTATCGTCGACGCCACCGATACAAAGTTCTTCACGGCAGCATTGAGCTAGTTAGCAATTTTTAAGGAGAATATATAAAATGTCAAAAAAAGGTAATTACGCAGCTAATAGAATTAAAATTGAAGAGTTGACAGCTTCAAAAACGGTGTCGGTCGGTGACTGCGGAACATTGTTCGTGGTTAACCCTACTGCTAATACAACTTTAACCCTCCCCAGTCCAGCTGACGCCGGCGCCGGGTGGTGGTGTGAAGTTATGGTTGACGAAGAAGACGGAGGTAAGGTCGATCTCAATGTAAGTATTGACATGAGCGCCGGCGGCACCTTTCTTACTGGGCTATTAGTTGGCGCGGATGGGACAGCAGTCGGCAAAGCTCTCGCCGATTTTGCCGATGATGACGCCATCCTTTTTCAGGGACCTCCCCAGAGCAGCGGCGACCGCGCCACCTCCGGCGCCTGGGTGGAAATTATTTGCACTGGCACTCGTTACGTCGCCAACGGCGTAATTGCTGATAATGCTAACACCATTTTCCGCAATGCTCCCTTTTCATAGCCATTAAATCTTGTTTTATCAACATCAAACCCCTTGTTCTTATTGAACATGGGGTTTTTTGTATGTTATATTATTACTGTGATACAAGGAGATCCTCATGGGTAAAAGACGCAAAAGATTGACAATGACAAAATACGCCAAAAAGTATGCTTCTATACGAGCAGCCGTTGCCAAATTAAAAGGTGTCGTTGAAGAGGCGGAATCAGACGGTGTGATCACATCGGAAGAAGCAGGGCAGATCGTCGAAGCTGAACAAGAGGTCGTCGAAGCCGTTATTTCATCCGCCGCCGAAGAAATAGCTGAAGTTACAGAACAGTTTGAAACGACGACTGTAGCCGCTGTTGAAACGGCAACTACTGAAGAAATAATCGAAGTTGTCGAAAAAGTTGAAGAAACAGCAAAGCCGACAGCAAAAAAAGCCGCGAAGAAGAAAGCGTCAGCAAAAGCAAAACGCCAAACACTTAAAAGATCTGTTGGTAAAAGCAAAGACAAAGGATAATTCATAGTCTCTTAACTAATTATACTGATAGGAGACCACATGAATGGCAACACCAACTTTAACACCAAGCTCCCAGACTTCAGCGGCTGTACTACCTTCAACTGGGTCTCTTGGAACTGGCACAGACGGCGCCGGTAATACCACACACTATCCATTTGGCATGTATGCTGTTGCCGACGCGCCTTTATATGATACTAATTTTATTACTGGAGCTTCTGATCAAGTAGCATATACTTTTAAAAAACTTGGTGGAGATATCTTAGATATCGAACTGAAGGTTGGGAATATTTATGCTTCATATGAAGAGGCCACCCTAGAATATTCTTATATTGTAAATGTTCACCAATCAAAAAATATATTACATAGTTCGCTCGGCGCCACAACTGGTACATTTGATTCAGACGGCCAGAGAACTGATAGTCTAAGCGGCAGTAGCGTAGAAACGAAATATCCTAAGTTTAAGTTTGGATACGCCAGGCAAGTGATGGACCAAACTAGTATGGCCGGCGGCCTAGGCGGTACGCAGACTATTTATTCTGCATCAATTGAATTAACGGCAGATAAACAAGATTACGACTTACAAGCAATAATTTATTCTGCATCAATTGACGGCGGCGCAGCCGGCGCGCTTTATTCCGGATCTGTTGGTACTAACAGGATAAATATTCGTAGAGTTTTTTACAAAACACCACACGCTATGTGGAGATTCTATGGTTATTATGGTGGTATGAACGCTGTTGGTAATTTATCTACATACGGTATGTATGCAGACGACTCTACTTTTGAAGTTATTCCCGCTTGGCATAACAAACTTCAAGCCATGGCTTATGAGGATGCGATTTATACAAGAAACTCGCATTATTCATATGAAATCAAAAACAACAAAATGAGGGTGTTTCCAATACCGACAAGTGTAACACCGAAAACTATGTTTGTTGAGTTTAACGTTCATTCTGAACCATGGGACGATCAAGACGACAGAAAATCGGGCGTCGACGGCGTTAACAATATGAATACATTGCCTTTGGCAAATATTCCATATGAAAACATCAATTCGATTGGTAAACAATGGATTAGAAGATTCTCCCTTTCTTTGGCTAAAGAAACCCTAGGCCAAGTGAGATCTAAGTTCGGAACAATACCAATTCCCGGTAACAACGTTACTTTGAACGGAGATAAATTAATATCTGATTCCAGAGAAGAACAAAAAACTTTAAGAGAGGAACTACAAAAAGTTCTAGATGAAACAACTTATGAAAAAATTACAGAACTTCAGAAAAATATCACTAAGAATTCTATAGAAACATTACAGAACTACCCATATTTCATATATCAAGGATAAAATAGATGGCGAGCGAAAAAGATAAATGGGCACAACCAACGACTCCGCCACCGCCTCTATTTTTGGGCGAAAAAGAGCGTGATCTTGTTAAACAGTTTAATGATGAACTAATCGAGCGTGTTATTGGTCAAGTTATTGCTTATTATCCGATTGATATTGAACACACCAACTTTCATCCACTTTACAACGAAGCTGTTACGAAATCTTTTTTGCCTCCGATAAGAGTATATGCTTTGGTCGAATATCAAGGCCAGGAAACGACAACTGATAAATACGGAATTGACAAAATGACTAAAATAACTGTTCATTTTCACAAAAGACGTTTAACGGAAGATCAAGATCTGTTCGTTCGCGAAGGCGACTTTATTTCTTATGGCGCCGCATATTATGAAATTGTTACTTTGAAAGAACCGAAAGAGCTATTTGGCCAAGCAGATCGTCAAATGGAAATCGTAGCAGAGTGTATAAGATCTAGAGAGGGGCTATTCGATGTCTAAAAACGAAGAAAAAACTTCAAGAGACGTCCCCCGTTTTAAATCAAGTCTCGAAGACGTAGATTTTGCTGTTTATAAATTTCTCGACGAGACGATGGACATTCGCACCAACACAAACAAAGGATTTAAAAAAACACCAGTTGTTTGGTCTGGATCTGAGCGCGCCCACAACATAAAAAACGACGACATCAACAGAGACAAAAGTGGGATGATTATTTTGCCGGTGGTTTCGGTTGAGAGAACAAGCGTTAAAAAAGATGAAAAAAGTCGTGTTATACCCTTTTCAAAACTCGATCCGGTCAACGACTTAAAAGGCGGGTTTCTAACAGTCAACAAGGTAATAAAACAAGACAAAACGCGTAATTTTGCTAATGCTGATGCTCACCGCCGTGCAGGCCAGTCTAACTTTCCCTTGTATAAAAAAGACAAGAATGGTAAGATTGTTTACGAGACCCTGACCATTCCTATACCTATTTACGTCACAGTTGGATACAACATAGTTTTAAGAACAGAATATCAAGAGCAAATGAACGATATATTAACTCCTTTTATCAGGGTTTCTAATGGCCACCGTCGTGTAATTATTGAGCATAATTCAAATCAGTATGAAGCTTTTCTTTCTGAGGACTACGAATTGGGAAATAATATATCTAATTATGAGGCAAATGAAAGAAAATATGAAACGACAATTTCTTTGGAAGTTTTTGCTTATTTGATCGGAGATGAAAAGAACGAAAAAAGACCAAGAGTTGTTAGAAGAGAAAATGCGGTAGAGATACGCTTTGCAAGGGAGAGAATTGTAGTACAAGACGAAGACGGAGAATTCAGATTTTAAAGGAGTTTGTGGTTAACGAACACTATTTATTAGAGAAAAAGTTCATAAATTTTGAGCTAGCTTATATTTAAGGAGCGTAAAAGTATGTCAGTCGATAAGTTTAAGTTTGTTTCGCCCGGAGTATTCCTCGATGAAATCGATGAATCTGGAATTCCAAAACTTCCCGAAAGAATGGGCCCGTTAATCATTGGTCGTTTTAAGAAAGGACCCGGACTAAGACCGGTAAAGGTAGAATCTTATAAAGAGTTTGCTAATTTGTTTGGTGAACCGTCGCCGGGTAACGCTTCTGGTGACATTTGGCGCTCTGGCGAAATGTCTGCCCCCACATATGCTGCTTATGCTGTAAAAGCTTGGCTACGAAATAATTCACCTTGCACCGTCTACCGTGTCCTTGGCGAAAACGCTGGCAATGCTGACACCTCCGACGCGTCCGCCGGCGCCGGCTGGAGGACCGAGAACGATCTGAACGTTGCCCTCGCAAGCGCCGGCGGAGCGTATGGACTAATGCTATTTCCTTCAGCGTCGGCAACCACGTCGGTGACTGGCACTCTTGCCGCCGTGTGGTATATAGACGAAGGCTCCATCGTTTTAACTGGTTCGTCGCGCGCATTTCAGGAGAAGGCCACAGCAACAATGACAATTACTAACGCCGGCGAGATCAGAGCCAGCAATAAAATTTCACTGGTGACGGCCGGCCTCGAAACAGTTACAATTACTGGCCATGCGGATACTAACGCCATGTCCGACACCGTTGGCGAATCACTGGCCGGTACATTTGCGGCTGACACGACAGTAGCCGGCGGATCCGCCAACAACATCATTCAAGCCACCGCCATCGCCGCCACTATCAACCTCCACGACGATTTTACTGCAACCAACGATGGCACCGCCGTTGTAACAATAACACAGAACACCGGTGGCACCGCTGGTAATACGACTATTACTCTAACCGACAACGGCAGCATTGGAGATATCTCTGAATCGATGACTCTAGAAAGCTTCACCGACGGTACCGAGCTGATCCCCGAGGGCACTAATAAACAAGGCGCCGGGATTCTGATTAAAAGTGATACAGGACAAAAGTTCACAGCCAAAATATTAAATGGTTCCAACGTCGTTACAGATACTGCAACGTTTGATTTTAACAGAGATTCACAAACATTTATTAGAAAAGTGTTTAATACTGACCCCACACAAACTAATGGCGAGATCGTCACAACGGCCGAAAAATATTGGCTTGGAGAAACATTCGAGTCAAACGTAAGCAGTGGCGAAAATTCAAAATTAAAAGAAAATGGAGTTGAAGCTTCGAGTACCGCGGACCTCTTCGGTGTTATTGTCGGTCTAAAAGATGGCGGGGACGGATCCATTAATTGGAGAGATCGTATGCAACAAGCGCGCGCCGCGCAGACTGGCTGGTTTATTTCGCAGGATACCCGCGGCACGACTACGGCATCTTTTGATCCCACGGTGCACACCACGGATTTGTTTAAATTCCACGCTTTAGACAGCGGAGAACAAGCAAATAGGGACTATAAAGTTTCTATTACAGATATTAAGGTACCAACCGACAACTACAATAAGTTCGGAAGTTTTACGGTTCAGGTGCGCAGCGCTTATGACCGCGACAGCGACGTCGCGGTTCTAGAACAATACTCAAATTGTAGTTTGGATCCGAAGTCTCCAAGTTATATTTCCAGACTAGTTGGTGATCTATACTATACTTACGATTCGACAAACAAGAGAATTAGGGAACATGGAGATAACCCAAGTAGGTCAAAGATCCTTAGAGTGGAGGTCAGCGAAAAAGTAAAGGCCGGCTCTGCCGAGAGTCTTAATCCTTATGGAGTTAAGGGGCCTTCTGTGCCAATCACACAAGCAATAAGCGATACCGCCGAAAGCCTTAATTGGGCCGTCGGTTCAGGCAGCATTCCGGTAGAAGTGATGGTTTCTGGTCACCCTGCTGGAGCACTCCTGATTACTTCTGTGCTTAAAGCGTCCGTTGAATGGCCAACGTCTAGACTCCGAAATTCTAGTTCGGAAGGACAGATCAACCAACCATCGAAGGCATATTTTGGTTATCAAGCCAATATATTTGATAGTCGAAGATATGATCAAACCAACGTTGATCTCAACCGCGGCCAGCCTGCAGGGCATGATCCAACTGGTCTATCAGCCACTTACCAACAGTACTCGTGGGTGTTCACCCTAGACGATGTGAAGCAGAATAGTTCAGACTCAACACATCACGTTTGGGTCTCCGGCTCTCGTGCCGACAACACATCGTGGACAGCCAAGTCAGGCAGTTCTTATATTTTGGCCGGAACAGACACTGGCCTTAAGAAGTTCACTTCACCAATGTTTGGTGGTTTTGACGGATTCGATGTCACAGAGAAAGATCCACTAAGAAACGCGTACATGTCGACGAGTACAGAGATTACAAATTCGACATATTACAGCCTCAAGAAAGCGATCGACCTCGCTGCCGATAAAGATTTCATTGAATTTGACTTGGCAGCAATGCCGGGAATTACCAATGACAGCCTCAATAGTCGTTTGCTCACGGCCTGCGAGGAAAGAGCAGACGCTTTGGCCATTCTCGATGTGCGAGGAGGTTACAAACCGCCTCACGAGAACATCAGCTCAGAAACGGACAACTTAGGCTCTGTTGAAGATACAGTTACTGCCCTCAAGGATTTGAATCTTAACTCAAGTTACGGATGTACATTCTATCCGTGGGTGAAAATCCGTGACGACGCAGCAAACTCAATTCTCTACGTGCCGCCTTCTGTTGTCGCGCTCGGAACCTTCTCCAGCGCCCAGCGTAAGTCGGCAGTTTGGTTCGCTCCTGCGGGATTCACGCGTGGTGGACTAAGTGAGGGTTCAGCGGGTCTGCCTGTGCTTGGAGTGAGAGAACGTCTTACTTCGGCCGAGAGAGATAGACTTTATGATGCTAACATCAATCCAATTGCGTCGTTCCCATCAGAAGGAATCGTTATCTTCGGTCAAAAGACCTTACAAGTTACTAGATCTTCACTGGATAGGATTAACGTGAGAAGACTCCTTATCTATCTTAAGAAAGAGATCTCAAGAATTGCTTCAAGACTTCTCTTTGACCAAAACGTGCAGCAAACTTGGGATAGATTTACCGGTCAGGTGATTCCTTTCCTCGAAGGTGTACAAGCTGGTTTGGGTCTAACCGACTTTAGGGTCATATTAGATGACAGCACCACGACGCCTGATTTGGTGGATAGAAACATCATGTACGCAAAGATTTTTTTGAAGCCTGCCAGAGCAATTGAATTTATTGCTCTAGACTTTATTATTACAAGAAGCGGAGCTTCATTTGACGATTAAAAAATAATTTGAACACACTACTTATTAGTGTAAACAGGAGATTAAATAGATGCCATTCTTTTCAGATACAGGGCCCGGAGGATTCCAACCCAAAAGAGCTTTTAGGTTCTTGGTTACTTTTTCGGAGCTTTCAGATTTAACTTTCATGGTTAAAAGCGCTAAAAAGCCGTCGTATACGTTGACGGCAACCCAACATCAAGTGTTAAATCATCAATTTAATTTCCCTGGTATCATAAAGTGGGATACTATGGAGGTCACCTTTATTGACGCAGTAGATCCTAACGTTGGCTCAAAGTTTTACGCGGCCCTGTTGAATTCTGGTTATGTTGCTCCTACGTCTGAAAGCGCGCTGGTCACTGGTATTACGAAAGTTGGAACAACCAGCACAATCGGCGAAGTTAGAATTAAACAGCTCGATGGTGGGGGCGTATTACTCCCCGCAGGATCCGATCCCGGCGAGGTCATCGGAGCCATTGACGCTACAAACATTATTGAAGAGTGGACTCTAAAAAATGCTTTTATCACAAAAGTTGCTTTTGGCGATACACTAGGATACGACAGCGAAGATATAATTAACGTAACCGTCGGTCTAACCTATGACTATGCTACTTATAGCTCTGTCCCCGGTGGAACCGCTTACGCAGGATAATAAAAACTCAGAGAGGTTTAAATGAGAAACAATCAAAGGCGAACAGGACACAATCCTGAATCTGCGCCTACTCCTTCTGTGCCGACGGCACATCAGCCAGCCCCGCTGGCCTTTTCGTCTCCCACGGAATTCGTTGAACTTCCGTCAAGAGGCGAGTTCTATTCAGAAGACCATCCTTTTCATAGACAAGAGACAATTGAAATACGTTTTATGACTGCTAAAGATGAAGATATTTTGACTTCGGAAGCTCTTCTAAAAAAGAATTTGGCTATTGACCGCTTGGTTGAAAATTTAGTTGTTGAAGATCTGGATACATCGACTCTTTTAATTGGTGATAGAAATGCTATTTTAATTGCGGCGCGCAGTTCTGCTTATGGCAGTGAATATGATGTTTCTTTACGTTGTGAAGCTTGTCTGGCGACTTCTGAAACTAATTTTGATTTGAAAACAGCACGGATACAAGATAATTGCTTTGACAAAGAATTTCTAAGAGAGAACGGATTATCGTTTAACAGAGAAACAAATACATTTGATCTGTCTCTTCCAACTTCTGGTGTGGAAGTCGGCATACAACTCGTAGACGGCAGAAAAGAAAAAAAGTATGTCGACAAAGAGACCAATAAAAACTTAATAACTAGTCTTTTAAGCTTGTTTCTAGTTAAAGTCAACGGACAGATGGATTATGAAGATGTGATGAACTTTATAGACGCTATGCCCGCCGCTGATTCAAAATTCTTAAGAGATTTATTCCCCAAACTGACGCCTACTGTAAAACTAATCAAGAGTCATCGTTGCGAAGCCTGTTACAGCTTAAAAGACGTGGAGGTGCCGCTCTCCGCGGAATTTTTTTGGCCTAAGTGAACAGTACATGGAAGATGTATATGAGCAGTTTTTCTTTATGCAATATAAAGGAGGATGGAGCTTCATCGAGGCTTACAATCTTCCAGTTGGGCTAAGAAACTGGTTTGTTTCAAAACTAATTGAGCAGCTGATCTCTGAGAAAGAGGCCATGGAACGATAAAGCCGGCTAACATGCCGGTTTTTATTTTTGTTTTGTCACTATTTATTAGCAGAGGTTTGTGCAATGGGTAAGAAAGAAACAAAGAAAGAAACAGAAGCTCAATTAACGCTTCTAAAAGAAGTTCTAGCGGAGAAGGGCCGGATCGCTAAGCTAAACAGCGAACAGCTGGCCAATCTTAGTCAAACCATTAATCTCATGAAGGACGACTTAGTGTATTCGAAACAGCGTGTTAAAGATGCACAAGACAGCCTAAAATTAAAAATGAAAGATAAGGATGCCACGAAATTCCAGATTGAATTGTTAAAAGAGCAAGTCACGAAAGAAAAAGATATACACAACTTGCTAAAAGGTCAATCAAAACTGCGAGGAAAACTTGCGAAACAAGAGGCCGATATAACAGCAGAGATTCGTAAGAAACAGGCAGACTTCTCCGCAGCTCACGAAAAAGGCCTCGAAGCCGGGAAGAAACGTTTAAAAGGCCTCCAAAATGAGCACGAAGCTCTAAAAAATATCGACAAAACAGCTTCGGGCGCCTTCAGTTTAACTAAGGGTTTGGCTAGTACTATACTTGGTTTGGGGAGCGAGTCCATAAAACTGAGCGAAGAACTTTTAACGAAATTCGGCCCGGAGGCAATACTTGCTAAATATTTGGGTTTTGATATAAGCTTTAAACATATTCAAGACGGAATAGCAGATCTACCAAAACAATTAGATACAGCTTTTACTGGTATGGTTGCAGCTACAGCGATGCCGATAGAGACGCTGGGAAATTCTCTTGCAGCAGCCTTAGACCCCACGGGAGCCGAAGAGGGCATCGAAGGGTACAAAGAAGCTCTTCAGAAATTAAACCTGACGAAAGCCGATCAGCCCTTAATTGACGTAGGTTTCAAGACAGAAGAAGTAAAGGAGTCGCTCGGCGCCTTAATTGACAACGCGGCGCTTTTTAGAACTGAATTTATGAAAACAGAGCCGGTCCTTACTGCTCTGACGACTAACTTGATTACTGGCTTAAAGAAAGTCGGCGTCAATACTAAAACCTCAGCGAAGATTTTTGATGTATTCACAAAAAGCATGAAAAAAACCCCGCTAGAAGCGAATAAGTCATTGTTGAAAGTCTCGAATATAGCTGATTCTTTAGGCATATCGATGGGCAAGGCCTTCGGTAATTTCGAAACAGCTATGCCAACTTTGTCTCAGTTCGGCAGCCGCATGACGGAAGTTTTTGCTGAGTTGCAAGCTCGTTCAGCAGCGACCGGCACGGAGATGAGTAAACTGGTCGGTATTGCAATGAAAATGGACACCTTTGAAGGAGCCGCGAAGGCTGCCCAAACTTTAAATGGCGTTTTGGGCGGTACACTTATATCTGTTACTGATTTGGTTCACGCAGATCCTGGCGAAAAATTCGATATCATTTCTGATGCGATCAATAATTCTGGTGTTGAATTCGACTCTTTAAACCGTAGGTACAAAAAAATAATCGCAACAGCGGCCGGCTTCGAAGATGTCGCCGAATTCCAAAGACAGTTATACGGTGGCGATGCTGTTAAAGAAGCCAAAGACGCCCTTGACACCAGCGCCATGTCTACTGAAACATTGGCTGCGAAGACGAAGCAGACATTAAATATGCAAGAAAAAGCAAAAGCCAGCGTGTCTTCGTTTGCTGTTGCTGCCAAAAAAGCATACGAAACTTCAAAAATCGCTGCTGAGGTTTATTCGGCTTCTGTTAAAAAAGCTTACACAAACACCTTAAAACTCACCAAAAACCAAGAGAGCGCGTTTATAGCAGCAAAGGAACTGATTGGTTTGAACGCGATACTGGAGACCAAAGCCGAAGCGGGCGCCGAAGCCATCACCGGTGTTGTGCGAGGCGCCGCGGCGGTTGGGGTCGGGGCCGGCGTAGTTATAAAAGCCCTCACCGGTGGTGGCGGCGCCGACGCCGGTGAAGCAGTTCGTGCGCAACAAGATGCAGCCAACACCCAACAACGCCAAGTGGCTGCCGCTGACACTGGTGAAGGAAGCAGCGTAGAATTCAACAAGGCCGTGCTGCTCACGATCGACCCCGAGGCCGGCCAGGGCCTTATACAGCTAACCGGAAGAGTAGTCAACGAAAAAAATAGAGATCTCGCGAACGCCGCGCTCAGCCAGGCCATATAGAGTGTCTATAGGAGAATAAGATAGTGCCAAAATTTTTTCAAGTAGAAAAAGCAGCGTTTGCGGGAGAAAAAAACCAGTTCTCTAACGTAAAATTCAAAAAGAGGGCTTTAGAGAGCAGTCATGCCGCAGAGGTTGGTACTGTGTTGGAAATTATACCATTACATGTAAAAAATCCGCCTGTTATACAATTTATAGCTTATGTGAGCCGGCTATCTGACAGGTTCAGCTCGCGGCAGACGTCACAGCAACCCTTTGGTAGAGCCGACCCTTATTATATGTGGAAATCTAATGACCGTGCTATATCTGTCAGTTTTGATATTCCATCTTCTTCTGTTACCGCCGGCTTGGATAATTTAAATAATTTAAGTTGGTTTCTCGCATCTTTATACCCAACATACAAAGATAGCCAAACCGCGACATCAATCGCTGCGTCGCCCATGTTCCGTGTAAGGTTTGGAAATCTAATTTGTTCTTCCACAAACGATGGTCAGGGCTTGCCTGGGGTGATACAATCTGTGTCGGTAACGCACGATACAAAAGCGGGCTTTATCGGAGGCAAAATAGACAATCTTGGCACATCGTTTTCTTCAGAGATAGCCAGCGTTATCAAATCAGCCGGCTTCGAAAACACCGTTAAAGATGGCAAAAATTTGTTAATTCCAAAGTTAATGAAAGTTAGCTTTACTTTAAACGTGGTTCATGATCACAAGCTCGGCTGGGATTTTTACACCGGCCAGTTCAGGGGCGGCCTTGGCGCGCCCAGGTTCCCTTATGATTTTGGTTTGGTTCGTGACACATCAGATACGCCAAGTGTTGGTGCAACAGTACAAAATGATGCTCATACACCCGCATCAAAAGCTCCACCGGGAAGCGCTCAAGACCGCGAAGTCGAGGTCGACGTAAAGGCCGTAGACAGCGGTGCCATCGTCACCGATCAAGACGAAGTTACGAAAGCAGCCGGCCTCTCACATGAGCCGCCGCCGCCACAAGGATAATCTAATTAAATGAGATATAAAAATCAAGAAATTTTTGTTAATGATGATGTGCAGTATAAGGTATACTTAAAAAAAACAAGAGGCCTTAAAGAAATAAGGCAATTTAACACTCCCAGGTTTAAACATCCAACTGCCGGCGAAGCCTCAAACTTTAGCACAATTAATCATATTTGGACAACTGGGGACAGATATTTTAAGCTAGCAGAAGAGTATTATAGCGATCCAGAGATGTGGTGGGTTATCGCCCACTATAATCAAAGACCAACTGAATTCCACACAAAGCTTGGAGACATAATTTATATCCCCGTTCCTTTAGAAACTGTGTTATACTATATGGGTTATTAAAGATGCCTGAAATAAAGAAAAAAAATGTCAATAAAGAAATAACTAATTCTAACGTAGAACAGGAAATTTTAACCAGCAATTTGGATAAAGTTGCGAATTATTTCACTGCCAATCAAAATCTTTTTAATTATGCCACTTTCCGACAAGTAAACGGAGATGGCTCGCGCTTAATTAATAGACTTAGAGGCATCGACAATTTTGATGTTTTCTACAAAATTAAAAACTCTGTGTTATCTTTGATGAGGCCGAAAATAAGATTATACAAAATGCTACACGAATTGCCAGGAAGCAACGAAATAGGAAGTTCAGACGATTCGAAAACGACCGCGCTCCGAATGCCGAAATACAGAGAGATAAAATTTTCTGATACAGCAGGGGTGGAAAGAACTGCTACGGTACAAGATTATCTGAAGTATGAGAGTACCAAGCCTAGTTGGAGAAACGTGGGGTTGGAAAGCTTTTCTTTTAGCCAAGACGGAAGAACTCATGGAGCGATAGAACAGAACATTGACTGCACGCTCAAGCTCACCTTTAAAAGCTTAAAAGACATTCAGGCATCCCCACCAGGCGAACCGCCGCCGGAACAAGGTGGGATTAGATATGTAGATTTGATAACTTGGACCGCGGCTAAAAAAAGTCGGCTTACTGACACTTACAACCCGAAACATTATATCATAAAAGTGCTAATTGGTTATACCGCGCTAGACGAAGATCAATTGAGGTCTTTGAACCTTTCCAAGCCCGAGGTCGATGCGATTAGAAATATAGAAAGGCACAACATAATTCTGTCTTTAAATCTGTACGATTATCAATTTGATATCAAAGAGAATGGCGCAGTGGCCTTAACGATAAGATATAGGGGAGCAATTGAAACAACGATAGCTTCTAACCAGGTTAATATATTCCAAAATATTGTTAGGGTCGGAAGCTCTGCCTCTAGCGACGCACTAGCAATATCTAACTCAAAAGAGCATCCGGCAGCAGTGTTGAATGCGCAAACAACATTTAGATCTGTTATGCGCGCTCTTAAAAAGCCTTCTTGTAAAGACGATAAATGTAAAGCAAGAACCACACTAAAAGAGATGATAGAGACGCCTGGATTCTTTAGTGATATTTTTAAGGAAGAGTTCGCAACTGCAGGATCAGGCTTTCCAGCTGAAACTGGTGTCCAAGTTAGTCGCCGGCTCACACAGATGTTGAAAGACGCAGGCGTTCAAACTAGTATACTGAAGGTGATAAAAACTGGTAAAGTTTACGAATTTTTAAAAAAAGATGATAATGCCAAAAAACTTCAAAATAGGATGAAGGAAAAAGTTGGCTTTTATAAAAAAGAAATATATAGAAGCTTCTTAAGTCAAATAGTCGACGGGAACATCGGCCCAGACGGCCATGGCTCACGCTTGTTTTGCGCCGCGGCCGCTGCTCGCGGCGTTGAACTTTTGGTTACTGATTCTGGTGGAGATGCTGGTTTGACGGCCGGAGAAACAAAGAAGCCCATAGGGGATATAAAAGCGACAGAAGCTAGCACGTCCCTTACAGTACCGGCATTCAAAATTTTAAGAGAGGGTGCCGGCCTTTTAACAAAAAAGGAAATAAATGATGTTATAAAAAGTGATTCGGAATTCGGGACTGAATCTAGCTCCAAAGACAAAGGCACCGGAGATACTGAAAAAGAAAAAGATAAAAAATTTGCTCCTATAGTGTCTTCTGACGAGGATAGTTTTAAATTTTACTTTATGTTCCTCGGTGACATAGTAGAATTAGCGTGTAAAAACGCCGGCTTAGGTCGTTTAGACCTACAATCGGATTCTCCCGTAAGAAATGAAGGAAGTTTGGTTTTTAATGAGAGATCGTATTACGATGAAAATAACGTAGATTTAGATTATCCATTAAAAACGGCCAGAATGCTTTTGGGCCCGATGGAATACATGGATTCAGAAGATAGAGTTAGAAAAATCAATCTAGCCCAAATGCCGATATCTTTTAATTTATTCAGATCTTGGTTCATTAAAAAAGTAATTCGTTCTCAAAGACTGCAAATGTCTCTGGGCGCCTTTTTGACTTCTTTGATAAAAGACGTAGTTTTACCGGCTTTAGGTGTTGGCATGTCAAAAAATCGTAGGGCCCCCAGAACTAGGCACAATTTCGTATCGCTGACTTTACCAGGAAAAATAAGTGTTTCCGGTGCTTTAGAAGAGCTTTTGCCAAAAAAACAAGTTTTGAATACTGATGACACTTTGTTCGAACAACAGTATTTTACGAAAGTTAATAAAATGGGGTACTCATCTGAAAGTCTGATAAAAAACTCTTTTGATTATTTGTTGCTTCACATAACTACACATGAAGATATAACAGTAAGAACGGGAGACCCCGTTAAAGATTTAAATGATGGTATTTATCATTTTAATATCGGTTCTGACGTTGGAATTTTAAAAAGCATGTCTTTTACAAGGGTGGGGGTCCCTGGTCTTGCGGAAGCTAGATCTATGGACAACGAAATATTGGGTACAGACAGACTAGACCAACTTAAGTTCCCGTATAACACAGATCTTACCTTGATAGGCAATAGTCTTTTCGTACCTGGGATGTTTTATTATGTTAACCCTAGCTTGGCAGGTTTGGGTTCCGTTGAAGATTCTACCTCGTTAGCGTATAAAATGAATCTAGGAGGCTATCATCTTATTCTCAAAACGACATTAACGATAAATGCCAGTAGGTTTGAAACAAAAGTTGAAGGATTTCAGCAGTAAAAGGGGAAAATATGGGGAAAAACATCATAGAAAGCGTGTTTACGTCGAAAAAGATATTAAATGACTTTTATCCTCAGTTTCCCGGGGTAAAAACTTTTGATCTGCAAAAGAAACACCTTCTTTACGGCCGTATTGACAAGCAAGGTGATGCGATTTATTTAGACGATAGCAACTTGAGACAAGTTGTTGGAGCAAACAACTCTACACATTTGGCGATAGATTTTGTTGAGGCCGCTTTCTCTGATATGAGGAAGAACATCAGATCTGCCTCAAATAAGGGAATTATATCAAAGGACAGCTTGTACCCATCTGATTTGAAAGCACATAAATCCTGGACTACAGGGGATTTAGAATTTAGTTACGATACGTATTTGAACAAAATCTATACTACTTTCGTCAACTCTTATTTGTCTATCGACAGGAGAGCAGACAAAATAAAAAACCAAAAAGATTTTATAAAAGATTTTGTAGCTTTTGCGCTAAGAACTGCCAGACTATTTCCTTTGACAAAAACTGGCTTTTTAACCTCTGGTCATTGCTCGTCTTTTGTTTCTGGACTTATGTTAGAGATAACGAATGAATCTCACGATATTGAACAAGGTGTTAGAGTTCATGATTATATAAGGGACAGAAATTTTACATTCTTTGTTAATGAAGTAAAGAAATTTGGTTTCATGGTGGACAAAAACGCTCCATGGAGAGTCGTCTTTAACGTGGCGTCCGGAATGGAGGACAAGGTATCCGGCGGCGAGCTTAAAGGAGGCCAATTTTATATGGACCGCTTCGCCACTAGTTTTGATGGAGTATTCCGGTCTTACTTTAGGAAGGCGTATTTAGACGAATACAAGAATTTGAGTAATAAGCTTTACTCTTTATACAAAGCTTTCTATATTCAATACAACACATACACAGCAGACAAATATATAAAATGCTCTAAAAGTCAAGATTCTTATGATCTGAGGGTTTTGAGCGAGAGAAAAGAAAGAGAGCGACCAGGAGCGATAATTTTTGCCAGCCAAAGGGAAGAAGAAGAATACTGGCTCAAGATCATATTGAAATTGAGAATGTCAGAGACAGACGTAGTACATACGCCACAAGATTTTGATTTTTACGCCAACGAGGCCGTAAAGAGATCTAGGCTTTTTGGTCTCGATGCCGGTTTATCTCACGCGAATGAGTTGACTAAAGGCCACGATGTTACTATGTTCCTTGCAAAAGGAAAATACTGGTACGGCGTTAGCGATCAGGAATATCAACAAAGGAAATTAGAGGCTATGAAAACGGCCATTAACCCGTCCACAGTTGATTATTCCATCACCGGAACAAAGAACATCAGATGAGGCATAATTGATATTTCAGCTATTAGACACGAAGCAAGAGTGTTATAAAATATTTTGCGAAGGTAAGTTATTCGACGATTATAAGAATGACAACCTTTCTCACACATGGGCTCCGTCTTCGCACGTGTCGGCTGAACGCGTTGAGTATGCGCAGATTTGGTGTAATGGAAAATCCCTTGTAGAAGTTTGTCCGGACGATCTTAAAGAGCGTCTTGTTATACTTAACAAGAAAGCCAAAATGTATTTGCGCACATTTCATAATGCAAAAATAAATTTGCAGGATGTTTGTTTTTACGATTTGGTGCCTGAGAAATTTTTATTGGATTTTTATGAGGTAAAGAACGAGATAACGCGCTTTGTGTTCGAGAATTACCAAAAACCTAAAAATTATGAATTTCTTAAAGACCTGCTTTTTTTCTTAAAGAGAATAGAAGAAAGAGATCTTAATTTAGATCTAGACTTTTCTAAGTTAGATGCAAACAACGGAATACTCAAATTAGATAGTTGTAATACTAAAATTTTATATAATCCCTGGGGGACTGTCACTGGCCGGCTAACAACAGACAAAAGCAGTTTTCCAATTTTGACTTTAAACAAAAATTTGCGGGGCTGTATCAAACCACAAAACGATGCTTTCGTGGAGTTGGATTTTAATGCTGCCGAGTTACGAGTATTGCTCGGACTTCTCGGCGAAAAACAACCCGATGAAGATATTCACGCATGGTTGGGCAAAAATGTCTTTAATGACAAGTTCAGCAGAGAAGAGGTAAAAAAGAAAGTTTTTGCCTGGCTATATAATCCGAATGCAAAGAATAAAAAATTAAATGAGTTTTTAAATCGTGATAAATTATATGAAAGATATTTTCACAATGATTGTGTCTTAACACCGTTTTACAGGATAATTCCGGTGGAAAAAGAAAAGGCAGTTAATTATTTGATACAGAGTACTTCCAGCGACATGCTATTAACATCTGCTATAAAGGTTGATAAGCTTTTGCAAAACAAAAAATCGTTTGTTAGTTTTTGTATCCACGATAGTGTCGTTATTGATTTATCTTTTGAAGATAGAGATATGATCGAATCGTTAAAAGATAAATTTTCCGAAACAGCGTTTGGAGAACTCAAAACAAATCTGAGCTTGGGAAAAGATTTCGGGAGTATGACAAAAATTTCATGAATATATTAGGCTTAGGGACTGCGGGCTGCAAAATAGCCAAAAAACTCGAAAACTATCCTCAATACAATGCTTTTTTTATTGACGTAAAAAACGATGGAGGATGTAAGAATTTTTTTAAGATCGAGGAACAATCAACTCATGAGGATTATGAGACGAATTATAAATCCGTTAATTTACAAAATATTATAGGTGAAACAACACTAATAACTGCCGGCACTGGAAAGATAACCGGTCTTTTGCTGAGACTCTTGGAACAACTTAAAAATCATAAATTAACAGTATTATATATTAAACCAGACATGTCGACAGCATCAGAAAATGCTGTGTTGAGAGAAAAAGTAGTTTTTGGTATCCTGCAGCAATATGCGAGATCAAGCCTGTTATCTAGATTATACATTGTTTCCAATATCGCCACCGAAGCCGTATTAGAAAAAGTATCCGTTGTAAGTTACTGGGACGATATCAACGAGGTTATATCGAGTACTTTTCACATGCTTAACGTATTTGAAAATACTGAGCCGCTTTTATCAACGCTCGCAGACGTGGAAAAGACAAGCAAAATTGCCACATTGGGTGTTGTAAGCTATAAAAACCTGGATGAGAAGATTTTTTATGATTTGCAAAAACCGAGATTAAAGAAATACTTCTTTGGCATATCAGAAAAAACTTTAAATGAAGAAAAAGATTTACTTCAAAAGATAAGGTCTTACGTTAAAGACAAATCAGACGAGAGATGCAACGCATGCTTTGCGATATATTCAACAAATTACGAACAAGATTATGTTTATGTAGCACAGTATGCGTCGCTTATTCAAGAACAAAACCTTGACTCTTAAGATTTTGTTATTATTTTATTAACTAGCCGATTGGGACATTTACCAATCGTACTATAGCTAAAAGCAAAAAGGAGAAATACTATGGGTATTGATTTAGCAAAAATGAAGGCGAAACGCGACGCCTTGGAAAATCGCGGAGGAAATAGCGCCTTTTGGCGTCCAGAGGATGGAGAAACCGTCCTTCGGATCCTTCCAACTTCTGACGGAGATCCGTTTAAGGAGTATTGGTTTCACTACAATCTGGGCAAGAACCCGGGTTTCTTGAGCCCGAAGAAGAATTTTGGAGAAGATGATCCGCTCAACGATTTCGTTCGCCAACTTTATAACGAGGGCTCTGATGAGAGCATCAAGATGGCAAAGAATCTTAGCGCGCGTCAGCGCTTCTTCTCGCCGGTTCTTGTTCGAGGACAAGAGGAGAAAGGAGTACGACTATGGGGCTTTGGAAAAACCGCATACAAGGAGCTTCTGAATCTCGTTCTCAATCCGGAGTATGGTGATATTACGGGCGTTAACGAGGGCACTGACCTTGTTATCAACTATGGTAAGCCTCCGGGAGCACAGTTCCCGCAGACCACTATTGTCCCTCGTCGTAAGTCTTCGCCGCTGGCAAAGACGGATGACGACATCGCTACACTTCTCGATTCGATTCCGGATTTCGATGAGGTTTTTGAGTCGGCTCGCAAGACGCCGAGTGAGATTCAGCAAATGCTTGATGAGTATCTGTTGGGCGAAGATGACGCGGAAGACTTGTCGACTGAAACGACCAAGTATGAGACTAGTTCTCCTGCGAACGACGTCGACAAAGCGTTCGATGAACTATTGGGATCATAATATCTCACCGCAGGGAGGCACGGGTTTACAGGTGTCTCATTTTTAAAAATGATTATTAAACATTATCACGAAGTTCTGCCGCCAGCTTCCCCTGGAAGCGCACGTAACAACCGTCCTTTTTCCAACGAGAGAATTGACATAGGGCCGGCCGTAGTGGTCAACATCGGTAAAAAAAAACAAGAAGAATTTGTCACTTACGACAGGTTTGGCCGAAAGAAGAAATTTTAAGATGGCGAAGAAAGCAACTAAATTAGGCAGACTAAATCTCAAAGAAATGAGGAATTTGGTCAATAAGAAAGCTGGTACAGAGATCGCTTTTTCGTTATTAAAAGAAAATCCAACTGATGTACGCAAATGGATTTCGACCGGCTCCAGATGGCTAGACAGTATCGTCTGCAAGGGCAAACTCGCTGGGATACCACTTGGAAAAATTGTTGAGATCGCCGGCGAGGAAAGCACAGGCAAATCTTATATGGCAGCACAAATTGCTGCCAATGCTCAGAAAATGGGCATCGATGTAGTATACTTCGATTCAGAATCTGCCATTGATAGCGTATTTTTGGAGAGAGTAGGCTGTTGTTTAGATGAAAATCTTCCTGAAGGAATGGG